GCCGGTGGCAAGCCTAAAAGTAATCTGAGCGGCATGAATATCCTCACGCCGCCCAATGGAGAAGACGATAACGGAAGCGGCCAATCTTTGGGCGCGTCTTTTGCCGCTAAGTACAATGCCATGAATAACCCATCTTCTACTAATGGAAAGGAGTAATTTAAATGTCCCACATTAAAACAGTTACCACAGCCGTAACCCCGAATTTCCTTGCATCTGCGGTAGGATTGACCGTTAATACTTGTACAGTACCCGCCGATGGCGTTACCGCCGATGAAAACGGCTACAAAATCGTACCTGCCGGAACGGTTTATCCGTCTAATGACGCTAAGGCGACAGGTATCCTTTTCGAGGATGTCGATGTTACCTATGGCGACCATGAAGGCGCGCTCATCGTAGCTGGCCGAATTTTTAAAGATCGCCTGCCGGTCGAACCGGCAACGGAAGCCGCAACCCCGTTGACAGCATCTGGCATCATTTTTGTCACTGAGTAAAGGAGGACTAGGTATACATGGATATTTTAAAACTTATCGAACCGAAAGATCTGCTTGATTTTTCGCAGAATTTCTCTGTTACCCGCAATTATTTAGGCGATACGTTGTTCCCGGATACAAAAACACAGAATTTCAAGGCGGAATTTTACCGCCTGGCTGATTCCCGGATGCTGCCGACCATGGCCCCGGTACATGCGCTTGATGCGGAAGCCCATATTGGTCAGCGCCCGGCCTTGGAAAAAGTTACCCTTGAAAAAATGCTCATCAAGGAAAAAATCAACCAGTCCGAAAGCATTCAGCTTGCACTCGACAATGGCGCTGCCAAGAATACCTTAGTCCAATACATCTTTGATGATGCGGCCCGTCTGGCTGAAGCCGTTAAAACCCGTACGGAAGTTATGAAGTGCGATGTTTTGCAGAATGGTGCCCTTACTATCAACGAAAACGGCGTAAAGCTGAGCGTTGATTATGGGGTACCGTCTGCCAATAAGACTAGCCTTGACTTCAGCAGCACAGGAGACCCGCTTACAGCTATCCAGACCATGGTAGATAACGCAGCTGACGCAGGCCAGAAACTTACTACTGTCGTTACTTCGACAAAGGTCGTAACGGCTATGCGTAAGCATGCCTCCGTTCAGACCGCTATCAATGGCGTGAACGCTAAAGGCGCACTGGTTACCCGTGATGCTTTCAATAACTTTATGGAAGCTGAATTCGGTTTGACTATTCAGGTCAATGATGGCCGGTACCAGTATGAAGGGGCTAAAGGCAAGCTGACGGCAAACCGTTATATTGACGCCAATAAGTTCATCGGCCTGGCTACCCTGCCTAATGGCACTATGGGTACAGGCCTTTGGGGCGTAACACCGGAAGAGCTGGCCTATGGCCCTTGGACAGCTAAAAGCCAGAATCAGTACATTACGGTATCGATGTGGCAGGAACCGGACCCGGTAGCCACATGGACGAAGGCATCTGGCTTGTTTATCCCGGTTGTGCCCAACCCGAAAGGCATCTACATCGGCACGGTAACGATGTAGAGGAGGTGAGGATATGCTGGATGTACTGACATTGAAATCCTTGCTGGGGCTTGACCCGGGAGATATAAGCACGGATTCCGCGTTAGCCTTTGCGCTTGAAGATGCAGAGGAAATCATCCTGAACTACTGCAATATCTCCAAAATGCCTAAAGGGCTGGAGAAAACAGCGTATCGGATGGCCATGGACCTGTATCGGAACGAACAACCAGGCACCGTGAAAGGCAGCGCATCCGGCAGCGTTTCCTCGATTGAAGAAGGCGATACTACCGTATCCTTTAATACCAACTCATACGATGAAGCCTATGCCGCATCGTTGCTGAAGGTGTACAGTAAATCGCTGAATCGATATCGTAAGGTGGCGTGGTAGCATGAAACTCTCAATACCCGTAAAATCCGCCAGGGACGCCATAGAAGCCCTGTACAGTGATACCTGTACAATTTATCAGTACGAGAAGAAAACGGACGCTGTGACGCATATCACGGGATCAGCTCGCAGCGTCGTGGTAGAGAACTGGCCGTGCCGATTATCATTCAGCAGTTACCCGGCTACGACGGATGACAGGGCCGCCGACCATGTATCTCAGACGATTCAATTATTCCTGTCGCCGGATATTATTGTCCCTCCAGGTGCCTATATAGAGGTCACCCGCGGGGCACAAACGACGGCGTACCGCAACAGCGGCAAACCAGCTGTATATGCAACGCATCAGGAAATCGAATTAATTCTTGATGCAGAGCATCCGTAACAGGAGGAAATGCTATGGCTAAAGGGAACTTCAAAGACCTTGAACGCTTCAGGGACCGATTGACAAAGCTGTCAGAAGACCAAAAGGACCAGTTTTATAAGGACTGCTGTAAAGAACTGGCGGCCCGCTTCCTGCGTAAGGTTATCAAGCGGACGCCTGTCGGGAAAGGGCAATTTGAAGTTGTCCGGGATAAAGCCGGCGGTACAGTGAAGTACAAGCGCGGTAAGCGGAAGGGCGAAGTCAAACTGAAACGCCTGGCCAGCGGCGGTACCTTGCGCCGGGGCTGGACGGCGGTATCCGAAGAGGCTGCTAAATCCGGAGGCACTGATATATCTGCCTACGTTAATGCCCTTAAGGTTGAGCACATGGGCAAAGAATATCGGGTTACATTGACGAACCCGGTATCCTATGCGTCGTATGTGGAGTACGGCCATGTACAGGAGCCGGGCAGGTTCGTCCCGGTCCTGGGCAAGCGGCTGAAAGTAAGCTGGGTCAAAGGTCAATTCATGATGACCATATCCGAACAGGAACTGACAGCAGAAGCCCCTAACGTATTAAGAAGGTGCTTGAATGCATTGCTGAAGGAGGCGCTGGGGAAATGATCACGGCCATAGAACAGGGCATTTCTAAAGCCATCTACGAGGCTTTTGGTGATGGCTACGAAATCCATATTGATGAATGTGAGCAGGGATTCACGAAGCCGGCGTTCTGGATCCTTGAAACCTCAGCCCAGCAGGAGCTGGTATTCGGGAAGCGCTATAACCGTAAATATAATTTCGATGTCCAGTATTTTCCGAAAGCGGACAGCTACGAACGGACCGAAGAAATTAATACCGTGACCGATGCCCTACTGATGGCGCTGGAGATTATCTCCGTAAACAGCGGGCTGATTAGAGGTTCCGGTATCAATTATTCAGTGCAGGATGGTGTTCTGCACTTTTTTATTACCTATGAAGTATTCGTACTGCGCCCGGATGAAGACGTCCCGATGATGGAAACGCTGACACAGACGCAGCATGTGAAAGGAGCAAACGATGGCTGATACAAAATTGGAAACGGCGGCAGCGAAAACGGAGCCTACATTTACCGTTGAAGCGCTTTACAGCGCGAAAAAATACGCCGGTAAACGGGATATCCTGCTGGCCGCGCTCGAAATGGGGAAAGAATACACCATGGAAGAAGCGGATAAAGCCGTACAGGATTTTATGAATCATGAAGTAAAAGAAACAGTGAATGCGTAATAGAAAGGGTTGATGAAATATGGCTTTAGGCGGCGGCACATGGCTTTTTCAGAACAAGAAACTGCCAGGTACCTATATTAACTTTGTCTCTAAAGTCCGCGCCAGTGTCAGCATTGCGGATAGAGGCTACGGGACCATGGCCCTCGATTTGGATTGGGGTCCGGAAGACAGTGTATTTACGGTAACGGCTGAGGATTTCCAGAAAAATTCCATGAAGATTTTCGGTTATGATTATGCATCGGATGAAATTAAGGGCCTGCGGGATTTGTTCCTGCATCTGAAGGTCGGTTACTTCTATCGGCTCAACAGTTCGCCCGTTAAGGCAACCTGTACGATTGCCAAGGCAAAATACGGGGGCACCCGTGGCAATGACATTACCGTTGCGGTAAGCGCTAACGTTGACGATACTTCTAAATTTGACGTCACAACTTATCTTGACGTTGATGGGGTAACGACAACCGTAGATAAGCAGAAAGCCAAGACTTCCTGGGATGGGGTAGAAGATAACGACTATGTCGATTTCGTCCGGGATAAGGATTTGGCACTGACAGCCGGAACCAAGCTGACAGGTGGCACGAACGGCGAAACCATCACCAGTGCCCAGTATCAGAAGTACCTCGATAAAATCGAACCGTACTACTTCAATGCAATGGGCTACCCCGGTACTGATGACAAAATCCAGAGCCTGCTGATTCAGGCAACACGACGCCTGCGCGATGACGTCGGATCTAAATTCCAGCTCGTCTTATACGGGGCAACGAAAGTCGATTATGAAGGCGTCATTTCTATCCTGAATAAGGTCAAAGATTCCGGCGTCTCTCCTGCGTCCCTGGTATATTGGGTAACCGGTGCAGAAGCTTCCTGCCAAATCAATGCGACTACGACGAATATGGCGTACGATGGCGAATACGACGTAGATACCGATTATACACAGTCCGAACTGGAAAAGGCGATTACTGACGGCATGTTCATGATGCATAACGTCACCGATGCCGTAAATGGCAACGTAACCGGTGATACACGGGTACTGAAGGACCTTAATACCTTTACGTCGTTCACGAAGAATAAGAATGAAGATTTCAGCCTGAATCAGGTTATTCGTGTTCTTGACCAGGACGCTACGGACATTTCGCACCTCTTCAATGCACAGTATCTCGGCAAGGTACAGAACGGCGATGCAGGCCGTACGGCTTTGTGGAGCGATATCGTAGCCCTGCACAAAGAATATCAGCGCGTGGAAGCCATCCAGAATTTCAAATCCGATGACGTGCCGATTCCGACACAGGGTGAACAAAAGACGGCTGTCCTGGAAGACTATGCAATCCAGCCGACCTGCGCGATGGAAAAACTGTACTTGAAAGTCGTTGTGGCATAAAAGGAGGGATGAATCATGTCGATTGACGCATTGTCTACCATGCAGGCTAAAGATGTCATTAACGCCCGTTTAGCCATGGCCTATGTCACGGTAAACGGCAACCGTTATAAATTATTCCAGGCCAAGAAAATCACGGCGAAATTTAAAAAGGATAAGAAGGAAGTAGGCATCCTGGGCAGGGTCAACAAAGGCCATAAATCCGGCGGCGGTGAAGGCACCGGGAGCATGACCATTTATCAGAATACGGCCCTTTTCACGGATATGATGAAAACCTATAAAGATACCGGGGAAGATATCTACTTTGACTTGCAGCTTATTAATTCCGACCCGACATCGGACGCCGGAGATAATATTACGATCCTGAAAGACTGCAACCTGGATGAAATCGGTATCGCCTCGGCGGATGCTGATGGTGATTGGCTTGAACAGGATGTAGACTTTACCTTTGAAGATTGGGAAAATCCGACAAAATTCAAGGAATTAGATGGTATGAAAGCATAGGAGGGTGTAATCAATGGCATCTACAAACAATGATAATTTAAAGGCGTTTCTTTTGGAAAACGCAATCCCTGCTGAAAAAGTGACGTATGTTGCATCCCGGCGTTTTGTGGGGGCTGATAGAAAACCTATTGCCTGGAAGCTTCGTATTTTGACCAGTGAAGAAAGCGACAAACTCTTGAACCAGAGCAAGCATAAAGAATTTGTTCCGGGTACGAGAGATATCAAGATTGTTACGGATAATGAAGCCTTCCTTACCAAGCTCATTTGCGCCAGTGTTACATTTCCCAATTTGAATGACGCATCCTTACAGGATTCGTACCAGGCCATCGGGGCCGAAGATCTTATTCATAAGATGCTTACCCCTGGCGAATATATCGACCTGGCTAGCGCTGTACAGGAAGCCAACGGCTTCGAGGTCGGCATGCAGGATAAAATCGAACGCGCAAAAGGTTAATCCGCGGGGATGAATTCGAGGGTATCCGTGCGGATTTCTACGCCATTATGGCGTACTATGCCCTCCATAAACTTCACATCCTGCCGCATGAGTTGTTAAGCCTGTCGTCTAATGAGCAGGCTTTTATTTATGCGGCAATACAGATTCGTGTGGAAAAAGAAGAAAAGGCCATCCGAAAGGTGAAGGACTGATAATCTGGCCGGAAAGGAGGACACATGGCTAGTATTTCGCAATATATCAGTTTAAGTGACGGCGTCAGCGGGCCCTTACGGAAAATGGCGCAGGCGGCTGATGTCACCGTGAACCGCATGCAGCGGCTGACCAATGTATCGAGCGCGTCAGAAGCACGATTGGCCAGGCTGGGCAATCGCGGTTATACGGCGCTGGCTACCGTCAGAAATGCAGCCGCGAATGCTGTCAGCTCTGCGGCTCAGATTATCCCTGTAGCAGAAAATTCCGGGAATGCCTTTACCTATATGGGCAATAAAGCCCGGGGAGCGCTCAACGGAATAAAGGCGTCCGCCGCGGGGTTGGTTTCCATGTTCGGGTCCATGTTCGCCATCGGGAGCGTCATGAGCCTGGTTCAGCGAAGCATGGCCGCCGCGGCAGAACTGGGTGGGGCTGAATTGCGGTTAAAAACCATCATGCAGCAGCGTATGGGTGCCACTGACGACATGGTAAACAGCATCAAAAACCTGATTGGCGAAGAGCAAAAAGTTGGCGTCGTCAGCAGGGCGGCACAGACGGCCGGGGCTCAACAGCTGGCCACATTCCTAAACAGTAAAGACGCGCTGGGAACGTTGATCCCGGCCATGAATAACTTAGCGGTACAGCAGCGCGGGGCTAAAGCTACCGGCGAAGACATGGTCAACATCGCCAATATGATGGGCCGGGCCTTACAGGGCAATGTAGGGGCGTTGACGCGCTGCGGCATTACCTTCTCCGACGCTCAGGCTAACGTACTGAAATTTGGGACCGAGGAAGAACGTGCCGCTACTATGGCCGAAGTCATTACCCAGAATGTCGGCAATATGAACGCCGTATTTGGGCAGACAAAAGGCGGGCAGGCCGCGCAGAAAATGAACCAGATTAACGAAGCCATGGTAAAAGTAGGCCGTAGTGTGGCTGAGGCATTTAATTCGATGAAAGTCGCCAGCGCAGATATACAGGTAGCCGGCGTTGAAATCCTGGGCGCTGTCATTATCAAAGTCATGCAGGTGATCACTATTTTTGCAAGCGTTGTGACGTCTGCTTTCGCGGCGGTAAAACCCTTTTTTATGGGCATACCAGAAGTTATAGCGAATAACTGGAGCCTCATCGAGCCTGTGATCTTTGGGGTAGCAGCTGCCTTAGGCGTGTACGCCGCGGCTTCCTTCTTTGCCGCAGATGGGGCATTTGCTCACTTTGCCGGTATGGTTGTTCAAACCGGCGCGACGATAGCTCACACAATCGCCAGTTGGGCCGACATTGCGGCAATCATTGCGATGACCATTGCGCAGGACGGGCTTAACGTAGCTATCGCAGCCTGCCCGATTACCTGGATTATTGGGGCCATCATTGCCCTGATTGTCATCTTTTATTTGGCTATTGCCGTGGTGAATAAGTTCGCAGGAACCAGCATATCAGCTACTGGCATCATATTTGCCGCCTTTGCCTGGCTGGGTACTGGCATCATCAATACCATCAAGACCGTGGCTAATGTGTTCATTGCTTTCGCCAATTTCCTGGGCAGTGTTTTTCAGGATCCATTGGGGGCCGTTGAAAATCTGTTTGCCGATATCTGGAACGCCGTAGCTCAGTATGTGGCTGAGGCTGTCAACTCCATCATTGACATGATTAATAAAATACCAGGCATGTCAAAAATCCATACGTTCAGCCATGTCAGTGCGCCTACGATAGCCCGGAAAGAAATAAGCGGGGCTGCCTTTTACATAAAGCCGTTTGAACTGGGGAGCCGGGCAGATAACGCTGCGGCTGCTTATGAAGCCGGGGCTAATCTTCCTGAAACTTTGAAAGATACATTAGGAGGATTGACCGAAGGTGCTAAAGTACCGACTGCAGCGGATATTGCTAAGCAAATCCCGTCTGCCGGTGATGTAGGCGGGGCTGGCGGCTCCGATGGCGGCGGTGGTGCCGGTAAAGCCAGGGACGCCGTAGCAAAGAATACGAAACGTGCTGCAGACAACACGGATAGAATGGTCGATAAGCTGGACATGACGGACCAGGAAATCAAAGAATTGTGGGATACTATGACGCCGCAGTCGATTCGCCAATGGGATAATGAAAACACCATTACTATCCAAATCAACAATCAAAATACTATCTCAAATGATGCCGATATAGACGGCATGACGAGTAACCTGGTCCAAGGGTTACAAGAAATATTATCCGTCAAGCGTAACGGCGTCAGCATTCCGGAGATGACGTAATATGTACTACATCTATCTGAGCTCCATGCAGGTCTCGATTCCATCAAAAACCATGGAGACCAAAATCAGCAATAAAAATAAGACGATTAATCTTCTCGACACCGGGGAGGTCAACGTACTGAGGAAGCCCGGGCTGACGCAGGTCGCTTTTGAATTCATGCTTCCCAATAGCAAATACCCATTTGACCAGTCACTCATGGGGTATCAGTCAGCGCCGGCGTATCTTGATCAGCTGGAAGCCCTGAAGACAGGTATGCAGCCGTTCCCATTCATCATGGTCCGTATGAAGGACTCCGGGTCCATGATTAACATCACCAATATGATGGTCACCCTTGAAGAATATACCATCAAAGAAGACGCTGACGAAGGCTATGACATGTATGCCGACGTTAAGCTGAAGAAATGGGTGGACTGGGGGGCTAAAGAGATTGAAGTAAAAACCGATGAAAATGGGAACACTACCGGGACAGTAGCCTCGCCGCGCAGCTCTATCGGACATAATATCCCGAAGAATGTCTTTGTAAGTACGCAGAAGCCACAAACATTGCAAACGATTCTGCGCCAGCAATTCGGAAAGATGGACAGCACCAATATACTGTTCCGGTGTGCCAAGGTGAATAAAATCTTGATTCCTGCCGTGCTAAAAGCCAGGCAGCAGGTGAATATTGACATGCAACGTATGAAAGACGCAGGAGGGCTGGTGATGTACTGATGGCCGATACAAAGACGGATACAGGAGCCGCAGCAGGCTCTTCGTCCAATACAAAACAGCAAGAATATCAGGTCAACACCTTATCTCAGCCCATCCCGATTACCTATCAGATGGTCATAAGTAATCCGATGACCAATAAAACGCTACTTGTGGACCCGGTAGGGGATGTGAAGCTTACACGTCCCCTTGACTGCGCCCCGGCTAAGCTGGACTTCCGCCTGGCAAAAGACCCGAATCTCGATTTCCAGGAAGGGAATAAGGTACAGTTTTCGGTGAATAATGAAGTTGTGTTTGCAGGCTATGTATTCCAAAAGGACCATGACAGCGATGATGATATCCGCGTCCTGGCGTATGATCAACTGCGCTACTTGAAGAACAAGGACTGTATCGTCTACAAAAATAAAACGGCTACGGAGCTAATTCGGCAGCTGTGCGATGATTTACACCTGCAGACAGGGGACCTGGCTGATACCGGGTACAAGATTCCTGTCCGGGTAGAGCAGGATAAGACGTACGCAGATATGATTATGCGTGCAATTCAGCTTACGTTCGAAAACACACCTAAGCATCCGATTTACTATATCTATGATGACGCCGGGAAAATTGTTCTGAAAAGTATGGACCAGATGAAGACTAAGGTCTACATCGATAAAAGCCAGATGCAGGGATACCGGTACACGTCATCTATAGATAAGGATACCTATAACGCTGTAAAAATCGTACGTGAAGCACCTGGCGAAAAAGGCAAGAAGCTGGTTAATACGGCGCTCATTACGGACGATAACCACATAAAGGAATGGGGCTATCTGATCTATGTCATGCGCCCGGATAAAAAAGATGTCCATGCCATGGATAAAGCCAAAGGTATCATCACGTCTAAGGACCGCAAGACACGGGAAATCAGGTTCCGGGACGTCATCGGAAATACCAGCGTCCGGGCAGGGTCCATCGTGTATGTGAACATGAGCCTGGGTGATATCACCATAAATAACTACATGCACGTTACCAGTGTTACCCATCACTTTGAAGAATCTTTGCATACCATGGATTTGGATGTCATGTACATTGACAAACCGTCGACGTACGAAGTGAAATACAATAACGATGCGGCGGTTATCCGGAAGATTCAAGCCGCGGAGGCGGTGTCTAAACGCAGCCGCGGAGGCGGCCGTGGCTACGCGGCCACTGGCACGTATTCACAGTCCGAACAAGGGGCTTACAGCAAAATGCGTGCTCTTGGGGCGTCCGATGGGCAGGCTTCCGGTGTACTTGGCAATATCCGCCATGAAGATAGTGATTATTCACCATATGCGACTAATGGCACTCATACCGGCCTATTCCAGCTTGATAATGATGACCGGTGGAAAAAGTATGAGGACTGGTGTACGCAGAATGGTATGGACCCGGGATGTAATGACAATCAGATTACATACGTAACTACCGTTGAAAACGGCAATATCTTTACCGGGGACGGCTGCCCATACGGGAAAATCCCGGATGACCCCAGTCAGGCAGCGGATTGGTTTAATACAAATATCGAACGAAGTGGCGAAGACAGCTATGCATCCGGGCGGTGCGCCTCTGCCGAATCCGTCATGAGTGACATTGGCAGTCAGACAATCGGTGTCGAAACGCTGCAATATCCTGAAATTTATGGCGGCAGTTATGGCAACGATGGAACCAGTCCTAGTTATGACGGCGACTATACCAATGACATGGTGCATGAAGCTTTCGAGGCCAATGCCGGCCGTGTCAGCCCATATCATGACGAGGGATGCGTCGATACTACGTGCGCCACCGCGTCCTGGTATAACTCGGACATGAAAGACGCATATAACGCCGGTATCGTCAATACCGATGATTTAGTCGGTTTTCTTGAGAGCCGAGGGTATACGTTGGAGCCGTTTGACTTTGAAGCCGGTGCAGAACCCGGGGATTTGCTGTTCTATCCGGGGACTGCCCACGTAGTCATTTCCGATGGGGCTGGCGGTGCATTCGGCAACTCCAGTTCGTTGGATCAGGCAATGCACTATGACGATGCCTGCAATGCCTGGCATACGAATGAAGCCCCTGCATATATTATTCGCATGCATAAGAAAACGTAACTGGAGGTGGTTATATGGAGCACGACTACGCAAGGCTGATTAACATCATGCAACAGATAGCAGCGGCAACCATAGAATCCAGCTCGCCTGTTGACGTCCAGATTGGTGATGTTACATCGACGTCGCCTTTGAGCATACGCCTGCAATCAAAATTGGAAATCCCGGAAGAGCTTATCGTGCTTACCAAGAACACGACATGCTGGACCGCTTATCTTACGGTTGACCACATTACTGAAGACGCTTCGGGCGGCAGCGGTGAAGCCGCCTATGCACCGCATCACCACGGGTATGCCGGGACGAAGCCTTTTGTAGTGCATAATGAGTTGCAAGTAGGTGACAAAGTCATTATGCTGCGGGAAGCGGGCGGACAGCGATACATTGCGCTGGACCGCTGCTACAATCCAGATGAGGGGTGTAAAGACCGATGAATACCGTACTACCAATTAGCTCTGAATCACTTATTCCGGATATGTCGCAAAACCCGGAAACACATCAGACTTCCTACACATTTAACTTGGACTATGGCGGCGATGGGCAGGTAAAAGGGTTTTGCGATGAACTGGCGGCGATGCGCCAGGCAATTTACAAAATCATCAATACCGAACGCTATCAATACCCTATTTACAGCTGGGATTATGGCATAGAGCTGGCCGATTTGTTCGGCAAACCTATTCCGTATGTCTATGCTGAATTACAGCGCCGTATTACAGAAGCGCTGATGGCTGATGACAGGATTAACAGTGTTTCCGGGTTCGAATTTTCAAACAGCGGTATCGGCGGTGGCGATGTGCTCGTCAAATTTAATGTAGATACCATTTTCGGAACCATATCTGCGCAGAAGGAGGTGACTGGCGTTGTATGAGCATTTATATGAAAATATGACATTCGACTTTATCCTAAAGCGTATGCTTAAGCGCGTCCCGGACAAATACGATAAGCGTGAAGGCTCCATCATCTATGATGCCCTGGCACCGGCTGCCATGGAGCTGGCCGAAGACTATATCATGTGCCGGGTCATCCTGAAAGAAACCTTTGCTACGACGGCAGACAGGGCTTTCCTCATCGAACGCGCTAAAGAGTACAACGTGTACCCGCAGGAAGCAACCTACGCGGAAGTACTGGCTAAATTCAATCAGGCCATTAGTATCGGAGCCCGTTTCTCTTACGAGCAGCTGAATTTCCGCGTTACTGAATTGGTGGATAGCGGTGAGCATACGTATAAGATGGTGTGCGAAACTGCGGGCATCCAAGGCAATAACTGCGTCGGTGATATTGTCCCGATTACCAATATATCGGGCCTGACGCAAGCCGAAATCACGAAAGTCATTACCCCAGGCGAAGACGAAGAAGATACAGAAGTCTTCCGACAGCGGTATTTTGCCGCATTGAAGTCTAAAGCCTACGGCGGCAATGGGGATGATTATAAGGAAAAAATACTGGCCCTGCAGGGCATAGGTGGCGTCAAGGTCTATCGGTGCTGGAATGGCGGCGGAACCGTAAAATGCGTAGTCCTGGGCAGCGATTACAGCCCGCCAACCGATGAACGCATCACAGAATTGCAAAACACCATCGATCCTACACCGCAGGGTGAGGGCTATGGCATTGCTCCAATCGGGCATGTCGTAACCGTCAAAGGCGCGACGACGGTACAGATGAATGTATCTGCTACAGTAACCTGTAAAACCGGTTATACCGCCGCCGATGTTAAAAGCGCGATACAGGCCGCCGTTGAAAATTACCTGCTTGATCAACGTACGGAATGGACGAAACAAGATGATACGGAGTCTGTCGTCGTACGGTGCGCCTTTATCTTAGCGGCTATCCTGAACGTTACCAATGTCATCGACGTTACGGATCTGAAGGTCAACGGAGAAACAGACCGCATCACTTTAGGCACAGATGAAGTACCGGTTATAGGTGAACTTACACTGACAACGGGGGCATGAACCAATGGATAAAAGCATTTTAAATCGAACGATAGACATTTCATGGTTATTGCCTCCGGTATCTAGAGACAGCCGTGATATCCAGCAAGTAGCCCAGACCGAAAACACCGAATTTCAGGATACCTGGAGCGCCTTGTGCTACATATTCGGCGAGCAGTTCATCGATTCCATGGAAGGGTATGGGCTGGAGCAATGGGAAGCCATCTTTGATGTGATGCCCAAAGCCAACGACACAGCCCGCGATAGGCGGTCCCGCATTTTGCAGCTGATTCTGGGCATGCGCCCATATACAAGGCGCTCCGTACAGAATATGTTGAATAAGCTGTATGGCGATGGGAACGTTACGCTTGACGTCGATAATGATGCCTATGCATGCTGGCTGGACGTATCCGCGTCCATTATATACAGCGCCAATAATATCTATAATTTTGTAGAACCTATCATACCGAAAAACTTGTTTATCTACATCCGTAATACGAAAAAAGTGGCAGAGCCCTTGCATATCGGGGGCGTCTGCTTTTTTAATCCTAAAATCCATGTATTGGCAAATACGGATGTCCAGTTTGAACCAATGTCAGCTAAACAATCTATTTCAGGCCATATTTCAATGGCTAAACATATTCATGTCTACGCAGGGAGGGGGAATTATTAAATTATGGCCTACTATCCTAATATAACAACAACGTTGCAAGGGCTGGACAGCATCTCAGCGGCAAATGCGGCGTCGAAGGCAATTATCTTTACTCGTGTAGTCTTCGGCGATGGCGCAGTACCGGATGGTACATCTATCGAGAGTATGACGGATATGGTCAGCGCTAAAATGGAGCTATCCGTAACCGATGCTGAAAATCAGGGCAATGGGCAGTACTCCATTTATGCAACCATTTCCAATGGTGATCTTGAAACCGGCTTCCGGGCTACTGAAATCGGCGTATATGCTAAAGTCGATGGCGATGAATCGGATAAGCTGTTCGCTTACACTAATGGCGGGGCCTATGGCGAATACATCCCGTCAAAAAGTATTCCGGTTAAAGCCCAAAATATCCAAGTCGATGTATCCATTGGTAACGCCGAGACGGTCAACATAACGTTAAAAGACGATACATATGTGACCGTAGATGCGCTTAATCGGCATAATACATCGGAGACAGCCCATGAAAACCGGCTGATTGTAGCAACGACCGCCAACAAGCCAACATCGATGGCAGACAAGGGCATCTGGGTGGAAATTTTAGAGGATTGAGGAGCGTGATGCCCGCATGGTTACAGTATCTGGCAATAATATCTATATGACACGAGGCGATACAGCCACGCTGAATCTAACCATCACCAATGAGGATGGCTCGATTTACACGCCGAGCGATACCGACGTCATCCTTTTTACCGTAAAGAAATCCACACTGGATCAGGACGTAGTGCTACAAAAACGGGCGCTGGATGGGAAAATAACCATCAAGGCGACAGAAACCGCGTCACTGCCGTATGGAACCTATTACTATGATGTACAGCTGACCCGCGACGATGGCTTCGTTTGCACGGTCATCACGCCGAAAACTTTAAAATTGTGCGAAGAGGTGACATTTTGAGTAATACAGGGGTTTTACGTGGAGTACTATCCGCATCGGGCAATTTAAGCGGCAAAATCAAGGCGAATGGCGTACTTACTGGGCGTATCGAGATTGGAAAGTATGATAACACCGATGACTATGCCAGCGACGCGGACATTGAGGCCTTATTCGCTGAATTCGAGGAGGAATAACAAATGGCTACAGATAAATTAGTACACGTCAGTAATTTAAAAACGTTTTTGACAAAATGCGTTAGTATTTTTGTTCGTAAAGTGGATGGTAAGGATTTGTCTACTAATGACTATACAGATGCCGAAAAAACTAAATTAGCCGGCATTGCAACAGGTGCGAACGCGTATACATTACCAACTGCGTCCGCGACGACATTGGGCGGGGTAAAAGTCGGTAGCAATCTTACTATTAGCAACGGGGTTTTATCGGCGGTCCATGGAACGGTAGACTTGACTCCGTATGTCAAAAGCGCCGATTTAGCTACGGTAGCCAAATCCGGGAAATACAGTGATCTCAGCGGAACTCCGACTGCCTTAAAGAATCCGTCGTCAATTACTTTTTCGGGTGGCGCATCGGGGGCATATGATGGGTCCGCTGCGGTATCTGTGACCATCCCCGTGATTCCATCTAAAGTATCAGCGTTTACAAACGACGCCGGTTACCTTACGTCAAGCAGCGCAGAATCAACGTACGCCAAAAAATCAGACATCACGACCGTTTTCCGCTATCGCGGAAGTGTGGACACCTACTCAGATCTGCCGACTAGCGGAGTCGCTGTAGGGGATACCTATAATGTAGCCGCGGCGGATGCCACACACAATCTTAATGCCGGCGATAACGTCTCATGGAATGGCAACGACTGGGATAATCTGTCCGGCATTGTAGACTTATCTGCGTACCTCAAGTCAAGTACAGCGGATAGCACTTACATGAAAATCGCGGACTATCCGGCGGCCAGCGACACGGATATTACAGCACTGTTTGATTCTATATAAAGGCGTGATGACTTTTGGAAAAGCGAATTACACTGTCCGGGCTATCAAAATTCCTGGATATTATAAAATAAAAATTCGCCACAAAGACGGAGCTCTCAACAAAGCAAAATACGTTGACCTTTGACAGCGAGCCTGTAGAAGGCAGTACGAATCCGGTAACCAGTGACGGCGTGTATAAATGCATCCAGCATTTGCCAAATATTTTAGTAGAAGATGAAGAACAGACACTAATACCCGTTAGCTTTTCGAGCGCGGTCATCAGCAGTACATCGCCCAGCAATCCTTCAGACGGCGATGTCTGGATAGAAACGGAGGAATAGAAAATGAGCATCATTAAATCAGTATTACATATTTTTAACGGAAAGACTAAGAGTTTTGATACGTATCACCCTGAAACCGAATACGCACAAGTCACGGACTGGGATAAAGGCATCGGCGCCACCCTGGCCAGCACTGCCCTCGGCAGCCTGGTCAGCACACTGACCAGTGACAGTTTGTTTGCTACACTGCTCAAAAAAGCTATGACGGCGCTGGGGGTCAAATACCTAGCCGCAACAAATGGTTATGTGTGTTTGGGGGACATTTTCGGTGGCCTAATTATACAGTGGGGAAATCTCACAATAAAAAGCGGCTTAAACTTCGGATATTTTACATACCCACTGATTTATCCAACTCAAGCGCAGTCTGTCGCTTTAACGCATATGAATAATAACCATACAGTTTTCCATTCCGCAGTCTATTTAGACTCTCGAAGCCGCTGCGCGTTATACGGTGAAACTACATTTACGACGGATACAGAATTTTATATCATCGCAATAGGCTATTAAACAGTGGGGAATGCTAGTATTAATGACGGTAGGACATACGGCGATTTCTTACTACCGATTTCGGTATCTGATGTTCTGGCCGTATTTGCCCTCGATTATGATAACAGCTCAACAAATGGGACAACGATTGGCGATTACTATACAGTGACTTATAAGCCATCATTTTCGAATGGCTCGAGATTACGATTTGTAACTAAAGGGGGGGCAATGGGTGGCTTTAACGTACTAGTTATTTGCAAATAGCGATATAAAATAATAGATTTCCAACATCTGTACTTATCCATGCTTTTTTCCACTGTCTATTGCCCAATGGCGATCCATTGGGCGTCGCAGTCAGTTTTATTATTGTCCCCTACGTCTAACGTAAACCCAGCAAGCGTGCTCGATTCTCGGGCCTGTGACTGCATCCACGACACGCCTTGGTGGTTGGTCACAAGCTTACGAAACTGAGCGAAAGCCACCGGAAAAGCCACCCATCCATAGCGGTTA